TCCAATGACTTATAACAACAAACCTTTTATAGATATGTTTTTTAAAGATGTTTATCCTCTGTATGTACAAAAATATTCTTATTTAAAAAAATTAGCAACGCATAATATATTAGAAGTAAAAATACAAAAAACCAAAGTAGGTGAAGGTTATCATTTTTGGCATTGTGAGAATGCTGAGATGAAAGCAAGAAATAGAATACTAGCTTTTATGATTTATCTTAATGATGTAAACGAGGGTGGAGAGACAGAATTTTTATATCAAAAGTGTAGATTCAAACCAGAAAAAAATACACTACTAGTTTGGCCATCACAGTTTACACACATTCATAGAGGCAACCCACCTCTATCAAATGATAAATATATAATAACAGGATGGGTAGAATACGGATATTAATATGATAACAGAACCACGATGGAAATCTTATATAGTTGAAACTACAAAACCAATTTTTACACCACTACAATGTAAAATGATAATAGAAGCAGGAAGAGAAGAACCTAAACAAAATGCTTATGTTGGAAACAAACAAGGTATTACAGGTGGTGTGTTAGATACTAAAACTAGAACTTCACATATTAGTTGGATACCATTTAAAAAAATGGCTGACATGTACAAAGACATAGAAAGTATTATGAAAACTACAAATGGCAATCACTTTGGTTTTGATGGAATGCAAATAACAGAGATGGCACAATACACAGAATATCCAGAAGGAGGGTTTTATGAATGGCATGTAGATAACGATGTAAACTGTGCACACGAACCACCTGTAAGAAAAATATCTATGACTTGTTTATTATCACCAGAATCAGAGTTTGAAGGTGGTGATTTAGAATTAATGGCTGAAGGTAAAGTTGCAAAAATAAAACAAGGACACGCAGTATTCTTTGCATCTTTTATTAGACATAGAGTTAAACCTGTAATACGTGGCAATAGAAAATCTTTAGTTATGTGGTTTGGAGGAACACCATTTAAATGATTAGAGAATTACTTTTTCCAACACCTGTTTATATTTTTGATATAAAAGATCAAAATTTAAATATTCAATTAGAAAAAGATATATTAAATTGGATGAATAAAGATAAAGGAGTTGTAAGAACAAATGTTAGAGGTTGGCATTCAACAACTGATATGCACACAAAACCTGAATATGCTAGACTAGTAAAAGCTTTACATCAAGCACAAGATAAAATTTATAATGAAGAACATTTAGACTCAGAACCTTTTTTAGGTAATATGTGGGCTAATGTAAATCCTCCAGGTGGAATGAATAGAGCTCATGTGCATCCTAATTGTTTGTGGTCTGGTGTCTATTATATTAAAGCACCTAAAAACTCAGGACATTTAAAGATAGATGACCCAAGAGCAGCAGCTTCTATGTCTAGACCTAAAATGAGAGAAAGATACAATCATCCAGATACAGCACCTACAAGACTATGGAGAGAACATCATTATGAACCTATTGCTGGAAGATGTATTATGTTTCCTGCTTGGTTAACACATTGTGTTGATCCAAATGAATCTAATGATATAAGAATATCAGTATCATTTAACTTTTTACAAAAGACGATGTTTGTATGACATTTCAAGCTAATAAATATCAAGTAATAAAGAACGCTGTATCATACGATCTAGCTAACTTTATATTAAATTACTTTTTACTTAAACGAGATGCAGTAGGTTATATGTATGAACATAACATACACTCACAGTCCCCGATCCTTGGAACATGGACCGATCAACAAATACCTAACACATTTTCTTGTTATGGTGATTTTGTAATGGATACATTACTAGTTAAAATGTTGCCTGTAATGAAACAACACACAGGACTAGATCTAATACCAACATACTCTTATGCAAGAGCCTATAAAAAAGGAGATTGTCTACACCGACATAAAGATAGACCTAGTTGTGAAATATCTACAACAGTTAATTTAGGTGGTGATCCTTGGCCTATATTTATAGATGGCACAGGAGCTAATAATGTTGTTAACGAAAGACAAAATGTTGTAAAACCAAACGCTCCAGCAGGCACGAAAGTCTTGCTTGAAGTAGGTGATATGTTAGTATATAGTGGTTGCGAACTCGAACATTGGCGTGAGCCTTTTGACGGGAACATTTGCGGTCAAGTATTTCTACATTATAATCATGTAAACGGCCCATTTGCTGATAAAAATAGATTTGACGGAAGACCTATGTTAGGTCTACCATCAGGTGTTAAATAGTATTATAATGGAGTCATATGCTACAAAAAATAGGGTTTCAACCTGGTATTAATAAACAAATTACAGAAACTACAGCAGAAGGTCAATGGACTGACTGCGATAATGTAAGGTTTAGATATGGTACACCTGAAAAAATAGGTGGTTGGAAACAATTAGGGGACGATGCACTTACTGGTGCAGGTAGAGGACTTCATCACTTTGTAAACAGTAAAGCTAGAAAATACGCAATCATTGGTACAAACAGAATTTTATATGCATATTCAGGTGGTGTGTTCTATGACATACATCCTATCAAATCTACAACAACTCTTACTAGTGCATTTAGCACGACCAACGGATCACCGACTGTTACAATAACTTTTTCTAGTCCTCATAATATAGGGGAGCAAGACATAATTCTATTAGATAATTTTAGTACAATAACTAATTCTAATTATACAGCTGCAGATTTTAATGATAAAAAATTTATGGTAACAACTGTACCATCAAGCACAACTATAACTATTACAATGACAAGTAATGAATCTGGATCTGGTGCAACGACATCAGGTGGTATAAGAGTACAACATTATTATCCAGTAGGACCAGCAGTTCAAGCTCAAGGTTTTGGTTGGTCACTTGGATCTTGGGGTGGAGAAACAGCAGGAGAACCTACAACTACATTAACAAACGGTATTAACAGCGCTGTAACCACTGGAATTATATTAGGTGATGTATCTCAGTTTCCAGATGCAGGTACAAACTTTATAAAAATAGATAATGAAGAGATTTCATACACAGGTATATCTGGTAACGAACTTACAGGTGTTACTAGAGAAGTTAGAGGAACTTCTGCTGCAGCTCATAGTGGTGGTGCAACAGTTACAAGCACAACAAACTTTGTAGCATGGGGAGAAGCTGCATCAGGTGACTTAGTTCTTGAACCTGGTATGTGGTCATTGGATAACTTTGGTGATAAAGCTATTTGTTTAATTCATGATAGTGCTGTTTTTGAATGGAACTCTGCTGCAGCAAACGCAGAAACAATTAGAGCAAGTATTATATCTGGTGCACCAACAGCATCAAGACACATGTTAGTATCTACACCTGATAGACACTTAGTATTCTTTGGAACAGAAACAACTATTGGAGATACATCAACACAAGATAATATGTTTGTGCGATTCTCTGATCAAGAAGATATAAATACATACGTGCCTACAGCAACCAATACAGCGGGTACACAAAGACTGGCCGACGGATCACAGATCATGGGAGCTATTAGAGGTAGAGATGCAATTTATGTATGGACCGATACTGCACTATTTACTCAACGTTTTGTTGGTCAACCATTTACTTTTGCCTTTGCACAAGTTGGAACTAACTGTGGACTTGCAGGACAGAACGCATGTGTTGAAGTTGATGGTGCTGCTTATTGGATGTCAGAGAATGGTTTCTTTAGATATGCTGGTAGATTAGAATCACTTCCTTGTTTGGTAGAAGATTTTGTTTATGACAATGTAAATTTAAAATCAGGTAATCAAATGATATCTGCTGGATTAAATAACTTGTTTGGAGAAGTTATTTGGTTTTATCCTACAACGGGATCATCAGTAGTTAATAGACAAGTTACATATAATTATTTTGATTCATCACCACAAAGACCTGTATGGACTGTTGGATCACTTGCTAGAACTATGTGGGAAGATTCTGCAGTATTTGGTAGTCCACATGCAACAGAATATGAAGCGGGAACAGATACATCTTTTGATGTTGTAGGTAACACAGAAGGTAGAACAATATACTATGAACACGAAACAGGGACTGATCAAGTTCAAGGTGGTGCAACTACAGCAATTGTTGCAAGCATTGAATCAGGAGACTATGATATTACACAAGCAAGATCTTCATCAACAGGACAATCAACAGGTGTTGCAACGTTTAAAGGGGATGGTGAGTATTTAATGAAAATAAGAAGATTTGTACCTGACTTTTTATCTCAAACAGGTAATACACAAGTTACATTTTTATTAAGAGATTATCCAAATGATACACAAACTAGTTCTGCTTTGGGTCCATTTACAATTTCATCATCTACTAAAAAAGTAGATACACGTGCGAGAGCTAGGGCTGTTGCATTAAAAATTGCAAACACAACAACTAATCAAAGTTGGAAATTAGGAACTTTTAGATTAGATATACAACCAGACGGAAGAAGATAATGGCAAAAATTGTACAAGTTATAACTAGACCGGAACAAGAATATAATTTACAAGTGGCAGAAGCTCAAGTAAGAGATCTTGATGCGATTGTAGAAAAATTAAACTCAACGTTTCAAGAAGAATTAAAGGATGAGATTGAAGCGTTTAACTTTTTTATAAACTAATGGCTAATCAATATAAATTTGTAGGAACAGACAATAGTACATCAGGAAGTGCTATTAATCCTTTTGGCACAGGTAATCCTCTAGTAAGTGAAACATATGTAATTAAATCTCTATTAGTAACTTCAGCTGGTACACCAACAGTTACAGTTACAAACAACAGTATTACAGCTATAAAGTCAGCAGCTTTGACTGCTAATGTAACAACAGAATTACTTACTCAACCTTTAGTGGTTGAAGGTGGTAATACCCTAACTGTACTATCAAGCAATACAGATTCATTTGATGTAGCAGTTAGCTATTTAAACATTAAGAAGGAGATAACAACATAATGAAAGACATCCCAGTAATAGAACCAAAAGAGGTTATAACAACAATA